TAATGATGTAAAAAAAGAACTCCAACAGGAGGCAAGGAACTTAGGTTTGTATTATCAAGATCAAAAAAATAATAAATCTTTTGACCCTAATCAATTTGCAGCTATTAATTATTGGGAGAAGGTTTGTGATGGTGGTAGTATTACTAGAGAGGAAGCTACAACGATGTATGAGTTTCTGTTAAACATTGATCACGGCTACCGGTCAACGGACAGTAAAAAGTGGAGTTTTGCACATCCAAATCAGGTGTTTACATTTGATGAATTACATCTAAGGTGTGGTATGCGTGATGAAAAAGGTCCATGGAATCAAGTGTTTAAGAGAAAATTTAAAGAGAAAGATAAACAATATTTTCAAAAACTTATGAACGAAGGTGTAGATTTAAGTCAGCCACCAAAAATTATTATTGATACAATACACCAGGTAAAAGGTGGTGAAGCAGATAATGTTGTCCTGGCGAGCAAATGTAATTTTCCTTCACACTTTGACAAAAAGAATTTAGCGGACAAGGTAAAAGAACTTAGAGTATGGTATACAGGTGCTACTAGATCTAAAAGCACTTTACATCTTTTAGGTACTTACCATCAATACAACTTTCCATTAGGAAAGTATTACAAACAATACGAGGCTAATTATGTCAGATAAAGAACCGAAGCTAAGAATACTATCTCTAGGAGCAGGAGTACAAAGCTCTACAATGGCCCTAATGGCTGATGCAGGAGAGTTTGGTGTTAAACCTGATGCAGCTGTATTTGCAGATACGGGCTGGGAACCTAAACCTGTAATAGATCATTTAAATTATTTAAAAAGTGTAATTAGTTATCCTGTACACATAGTTAAAAAGGGTAATATTCAAGATGATATTTTGAAAGCACTAGCACCAGGCGGTAATCAATTTGCTAGCGCACCTTTTTACACATTAAATGAAAAAGGGAAAAAGGGAATGGGTCGTAGACAATGTACGAGAGAATACAAGATTACCCCAATAGCAAAAAAAATTAGAGAATTATGTGGTTTAAAACCAAGACAAAGATTTCCTAAGACAGAACACATTGAAGTATGGGTTGGTATATCAACTGATGAAGTAATGAGAATGAAACCTTCTAGGTTTTGGTGGCAAAAAAATGTTTGGCCTTTGATAGATAAAAAAATGTCACGACAAGATTGTTTAAAATGGTATGAAGGTAAAGGTTTTAAAGTACCTGTTAAATCAGCTTGTATTGGCTGTCCTTTTCATGATGATAATTTTTGGATTGATATGAGAAATAACAGACCAGAAGAATTTGCAAGTGCTGTAGAATTTGATAAAAAGATGCGAATGCATAATCCTAAAGTTAAAAACTTTGTACACAGACAATGTGTGCCTTTAGATGAAGTTAAATTTAAAAATGATGATGGGCCAGATCTCTTTAATCAAGAGTGCGAAGGCCTTTGTGGAGTTTAAAATGTCAGATAATAATATGTTCGATGAAGCTTTTCCTGAAGATAAACAAATTGGAGGATCTCACTATAAACAATTTTTAATTCAACCTTGGACATTCATAAGGAAGAATGGTTTAAATCCTTTTCAAGCAAACGTAATAAAATATGTTTGCAGGTATTTGACAAAAGGTAAAACAATTGAAGATTTACAAAAAATAAAACATTATTGTGATTTAGAAATAGAACATTTAACCGTTGTAAGTTTTGACAAAAAAAAGAAAAAATAAATTAATCATGTGCGAACATTGTGATGAAGTAGTTGCAGTAATAGTTCATAAACATACATATTATTGTGCTGATTGTGCATTATTTGAGATGCGTATTCCATTTAAAAAAATTGTATCAATTGATGATACTGCGATGAGCAGAAAGAAACAATGACCCATCAATTAAATTTTATATATAACGATAGTGATTGGATAGCTCCAGCAGAGTATCCAGACTTATCTCAAGCAACAGAGATTGCAATTGACCTGGAGACTAAAGATCCAAACATTAAAACTAAGGGACCAGGATGGGCAACCTTTGATGGACATATAGTAGGTTTTGCAGTTGCTGCACTTGGGCAGCAATGGTACTTCCCGATTGCTCATGATGCTGGTGGCAATATGGATCTGTCGATAACCTGCGCATGGATGCAAGATGTTTTAAAAACAGATGCTACTAAAATATTTCACAATGCAAGTTATGATGTTGGTTGGTTGCTTGTTAATGGATTTGAGATCAGAGGTAAGATAGTTGACACCATGATTGCTGCTGCACTAATCAATGAAAACAGATTTAGTTTTAGTTTAAACGCTTGCGCTAAAGATTATTTAGGTGAAATTAAGAATGAGACGTTTTTGAATGAAAAAGCCAAAGAATGGGGAATTGACCCAAAAGCTGACATGTGGAAGCTGCCTGCGGGCTACGTAGGCTTCTATGCTGAGCAAGATGCAGGCCTAACCTTACGTTTATGGCAAGTGCTAAAAACAGAGCTATCTAAGCAGTCCCTACACGATGTTTGGGAAATGGAGATGGAATTATTGCCTATTTTGATAGATACGAGGCGTAGAGGAATAAGAGTTGACGAAGAGAAGGCTTCTCTGCTAAAAAAAGAGTTCAAACGAAAAGAGTCTGAGGTTTTATCAAGTATAAAATCTCAGACCACACTTGATGTAGATATTTGGGCAGCAAGAAGTGTTGCACAAGTGTTTGACCGAATAGGTGTTGAGTATCCACGGACAGCGAAAACTGACGAGCCAAGCTTTACACAAAACTGGCTAGTAAATTGTGATAACCCGATAGCGCAACTAATAAGAGAAGCAAGAGAAATAAATAAATTTCATTCAACATTCATAGACTCCATTCAACGTTATGTGCACAAAGGTAGAATACATTCAGAAATAAATCAACTAAGATCTGACCAAGGTGGAACAGTATCTGGAAGACTATCGTATTCTAATCCAAACTTACAACAGATCCCAGCACGTAACAAAGAATTTGGAGATAAAATTAGAAGTTTGTTCCTACCTGAAGAAGGTAGACAATGGGGTAGTTTCGACTACTCACAACAGGAGCCTAGGCTTGTTGCTCACTACGCTGCATCGGTCAATGATAATTTTGAAGGTGCAGCGGAGTTCATAGAAGCATACAAAAATGAATCTGCTGACTTCCATCAGATCGTAGCTGATATGGCAGGTATTACGAGAACACAGGCTAAAACAATTAACCTTGGACTATTCTATGGTATGGGAAAGGCTAAGCTTGGTAAGGAATTAGGTATTACAAAAGATAGAGCTGAAGCACTACTTAGACAATATGGAGAAAGAGTGCCTTTTGTTAAGAAATTAGCTACAGATGTATCTAGCTCTGCCTCTAAATATGGGTTTATTCGAACAATAGGGGGTCGTAGATGCCGATTTGACATGTGGGAGCCTGCTACATTCGGAATGAACAAGGCCATGCAGTATGAGGAGGCTAAGGCGATTTATGGAAATAACATCAGGAGGGCTTTCACTTACAAAGCCTTAAACAGATTGATTCAAGGATCTGCAGCTGATCAAACAAAACAAGCGATGATCAATTGTTATAAAGCAGGTTTCAAACCATTATTACAAATTCATGATGAACTATGTTTTTCTATTAATGAAGAATCTGACATCACTGCTGTTAAAGATTTGATGGAGAATGCCATTGATACATTAAAAGTACCATCTAAAGTAGATATTGCACTTGGTAAATCCTGGGGCGAGGCCAAAGAATAATTTAGAGCGCAGAAGTCTTAAGGTAAAAGTTTAATTTTTTTTTAAGCTAGATTAAAACTTAACTAGCTATATCTAGAAGACCTTTTTTTGCGTCTTCCACACTTTGATCATTGATCTTTTTTCTAAGATCTTTGATTTTTATATCCATCCACTTCATATCAGTAGTCACTCTACCCTGCGCTAACGCTTGGTTGGCCCACTTGGACTCCAACTGAAGTTTTTCCGATATCAACTTTTGTAGTGCCATTTCGGTCTACCTCCTCAAAGGTTAAGAAAAGGACATTGGGATCATGGAAACCAGGGCCTTCTCTTTCTGTTACGTTACCTGAGTCAACCTTCTTTACAAAATACTCAAGCACGGCCTTATCGTTCTCAGCCTCAAGCATCTCATCGACATATATATTTTTATAGTTTGCTTGGACGCGATATAGCTTCATGAGGTATTATATATCAAAATGTGACGTTATTGCAATACTACGCTGCATTGAGGGGTCTGCATTCAAATCTAATGGCTAATTTTTCTTTATTTATTCGCTCTAAACCGTAATTTTCATCTTCAGTAAGTAATTTTAAAGTTTTTTGAGATACTGCATAACCAGCTATTGCACAATCGTAATGACTTGTGAACTGATATCCAGGTATGTGTGGATCTATACATTTGCTAGTTATCATACTGCATAGATGTAAAACTAAAATGAACTTCATAATCCTATATTATCCTACCTTATTATTTACTTGCATATCCCATGAAAATGTTTATATAAAGATACATTAATAAGTGTAACAAAGAGGAGGCCTTATGGCAACAATAACAAAGTGCGACTCATCAGTGTTTTTGCTCTGGAGTGAGAAGATAAATAATATCTTATCACGGCTACCGAAAACTAGTATTGACGGCCAACCGCTGGAATATCAAGATGACGAGTACCAAGATACGATGAAAAAACTGCAACAATGTTCAATGAACTTTGAAGATATGCCTATTTATCCTATCAACGAAACCATTGCTAATAAATTAATACAAGATCAGATGAGGGGAGCCGATGAAAGACCTGATATTTAGTATGATGTTTATTGCATTACTAACCATTATCCCTGCAAAAGTTTTATTATTTATTTTTGCATCATTGGGATATTTAATGTTCTATTAACCAAGGAGGAAAAGATATGAACAAAGCTATACATAATAAATTTTTTGAAACTACTAATTATAGTAAATTCAAAAAGACTAGAGGTAACAGACCTGTAGATGAAGCACACGTGCAACAACTTAAGAAGTTAATTGAAGAAAAAGATTTATACGATCCAATTCGTGTAAACAAAAATATGGAAGTCATTGATGGCCAACATACATTAGAAGCTAGAAAACAATTAGATCTAAAGATTCCATACATTATTATGGACTCTGATGATCCATTAGATGTGGCAAGACTAAACACAGGTCGTAAGAACTGGTCCATGGAAAATTATTTGGATCAACACTGTGCAAGAAATAAAATGGACTACAGAATTTGTAGAAACAAAATGCAACAGTATGGAATTAATGTTGCAGAGATGGTGGTTCTTTTATTAAAACAAACTTCACTGTGGTCAAGAATCAGTAATGATTTTAAGACAGGACGATTTGTTATTCCTGCAGGAGGTATTGAACACGCAGATCGTATTGGATCTCAATTGATGCAATTGAAAAAATATTTTTATGGTATGGAGTCACCTAAGAATAAAAGATTCAAACGTTCAATGGTGGTGTCTTATATTGTAGCTGACAAACACCCTAAGTTTGATCATAGAAGATTTAAAACTGCTTGTAAGAGCAAGTCTTCATGGTTTTTATCAGGTACATCCACTGCTGATTATATTGCGATCATTGAAAGAATATATAACGCAGGTCTAACTCAAAAAAATAAAATTAATTTAGTTGAGTTTTATAAATCTAAAGAGTATCAAGAGAAATAGGAGAAACAATGGACGTAAACAAATGGAAATCAATTGCTGTTGATATCGAATCATACACAATTATTAGGGCTATGGGGGAGAATGGCCTTAGGAACCCAGGCAACATGATAAAGAAAATGGTATCTGACACTATTAAAAAGATAGCGAAGAAGGAAGGTGTTGCTGAAGTTAAAATGAAAGAGAATTTACTGAACCAAGGAAAGAAACTCTTGAAGTAAGTGATAGACACTTAGATGTGCATCGGTTGGTGTTGGGAAAGGGCCCGCGAGAGTGGGCCTTTTTTTTACTTGCAATCAAAATTTAAATAGTTATTAATTAAATAGTATTCCTAAGCCTAAATGAAATAAGTGGGGCTTTCAAAACACTTTATTTTCATAGAACAATTAACACTCAATTTAACTTTAATTAAAAGGATTATTTTGTGGGTAAAGCTATTAAAAAGAGTAGCGAAGAAGCATTAAACCAGGCGTTGGACAAGCTAGTAATGGTGTGTCCAAATAAAAAAACTTATGACGAGTTAACTAGTTTGATGTTTCAATTGTATTGTGGAAATGACTTTGGTTTAGGAAATTTCAGTCTTTCTTTCCTTGATAAAATCGAGGATCGATGGCGATCAGGACGTAAAGCTGCAGCGCAAGCTAAAGGCATAAGCCTGGTTGTTAAAAATGCTTAGCCACGGTGTCATTACTACATCCATATCTTTTCCCGCATCGTGGCTATGCAAATGCAAAAAGTACCTAGACTACTAAAACAATCAATAATTATGATGGAGATCATGTCCGGTGAGGACAAGATGTTCTACCTACAAAGAATGTGGAATTTGTATATTGATGTGTATGTTAGAACTCCTGCAAGAGGTCGAGGCCGTAAGCGTAAGAATGATCCTATAGATAAAAGGAAAGCCTATGAACTGTGCTCCGAGCTTACTAAAATTTTTGGGCATTAAATTGAGCTTAGAGATTGTAAAACCCAAAGCCTTTGCAGAACAACGATTATTTCAGGCAATACTGGTGCAGGCGTTAGAGGATGCAGTCAACCCATCAGGATTTAAAAAAGAAACATATCATAAGCATGATTCTCATAAATGGTTTGTTAGTAATAGTGAGGACTTTCAAGATGTGTGTTGGGGAGCTGACATGGATCCTGACTTTGTAAGAGGTGAATACATGAAGATGGTTGATAATGGAAAAATACATTTTACTAAATTACAGTTATCCTGGATCCGGTATCGAGATTTATATAAGAGGTATCGAGAATGTAGTACTAAGGAGGAGAGAAGAATTATTAAGAAACTTATTTTAAAAGAGAATTTAAAAAGATTAGATGTTTAGTCATGGGGGACGAATGAATTTAACTCCTGGGGGGAAAAACCAGAGAGCAATTAATGTTAGACCCCCAGAAGTCATTAACCAATGTTTATAAGTGTTAGAAAACACACCTGAAGTGTACCACAATACCGGATACCGGACAATGGAAAAATATCTACTATATAGATTATCTAGACCCCTGACTAATAAAAAGTACCCCAGGGGGTAAAAGAGGTGTCCCTGGTGTCCCTAAAGAGTATTATTCAATTATATCAACACTTCTAGTCGATTTAGTACTGTCCCTGTGGTGTCCCTATGGTGTCCCTCAGGGACACCACTCTTGCGGGAACGCAA